AACTCCAAGCAACCGTTCTTCTTCTGTGTTGGTAATCCAAGCTTTACTTATATTTTTAATATTTAAAAATGTACTTTGAATAGTACCCAAAATAGTAGCTATTTTAATCTTTTCCATTAAGGATTGTTTATCATCATTCTTTCGTACTACTACCTCGGTTAAATTACAAAATTGTTTACTTCTAAGAATAATTTCAGAGCAAGGATTTGTACCAAAATCATAGTTAGGATCTCTCCTACCGTATTTATTAGCCTGTTTTTGTGCTGCTACACGATTAAAAATACCCCTTTCTCCTGACTTAGATTCGTACAGAGAAAGCCATTCTTTCATAAAAATGCCCATATCTGGTGTTTCTGTGTAGCAAACAGAGTTGTTCGACAGAGCCCGCTGGGGTTCAAAATCATACCAATTGCCCCCTTTTGCTGCTCTCATTCTAGCATCGGTTAGATTAGACAGTGATAAAAGAGCAGAACGCCTAACGCCACCTACTACTACAACTTCTGCTATCTTGCAGACTATATCGTGGCATTCTAAAGAATTAAGCTTTTTACCAGCAGAATTTTTAAACTTATTAACTGTAAAACAAAAAAGATCTTCTAAAGGTTCTGGACCTGAAGCCCTTCCTCCAAAAGTTTTAAGCTTAGATCCTGCTGGCCTGACATTTTTCATGTTCCACTTTGGAACCTGTCCTGCGTATAAAAGATTAATCAACTCTTTATAAGCTGAATGCCATCCTTCTTTACTATCTCTAACAACAATTGTAGTTTCTGTATCTTGAAATTGTTCTGCTACTTTCGGTAATTGTTGTACAGACTGTCTCTCTACAGAGAACCCTACACCAGTGCCATGCATTAGGATATATAAGATGTCGTCAAAGGCTCTAGGGCTGTCTACAGCTACATAAGAGCAGTTATAGCCAGCTATGTTGTTTCTTTCTAAAGCAGGACCAGCGGTCATCATAGCCCGCATAGAAGGCATTACAGACATCGAGCTAATAGCTTTGTACAGAATAGCCTTATCTTCTTGTTTTATATTAAAGCCGACATATGTGCTTAAATGATATTCATAGTAGTCTATAAGACGACTAACAGTTTCTTCCCAGGTTTCCCTGCGCTGCAAGTTATCATTCCACCTAGCGTATCTAGATGTATGAATAAATCTTTGATAGTCAGAAATCATTTTTTAATCTTCTCGTCAATATCTTTATGTTCATTTTTAGATACATTATTAAGAATACCAATAAGAGAAACTACCTCTTTAAAAGGTCTATTCTGTAAATATGCTAAAAGTGTATTGATCTGAGTTATAGAAATTATAAAATTCTTTTCTGCCATTTTTCTACCCTTTCATTTTCATAATATTATTAGGATCAGGAGATTTATCATCAATTAATCTAGTCAAGTACCACCTCGCCTTTTTTAAATCACTCAATTCTTCTCCTTTATATTTATATCTACAAACATACTTTAAAACATTACCAATCAAATATCCTTGATACATATGTTCATCCATACTGTTTTTAATTATGTCAATAGTTTCTATTGAACTATAGTTATAATGCGGAGGATTATTAATGTTATCCATTAGTTTAATTTATTTTTATCAAATAAAATAATATTATTTCCTTGTATACCATTGTGTCTCTGTTTAATTTTTTCTTTATTTTGTTCGTGCAATTGTCCCAAAATAACAGAATGACCAGTATCCATAACATAATCTGTTTCTTCAAATAAAATATTCTGTAAACCAGCACACATCACATGGACATAATCTGAATCTTCATTTTCAGTAGAATCAAAAACTCTAAGATTTACGGTTTCACCATCGAGTTGATCAAAAATAAAATATATTCTTCCTGGCAGAGTAGAATTAGCATCTTCTTCAATTCTTTTTTTTAATCTTTCTTCATCATATTCAGCCATCTATCCACTCCTTTGGTATAATTTTATCCGCATAAAGAAATGAGTGCCTATCGCACCACTTAGCATACGTCGTAGGACTACCTTTGTAAAGCTTCTTCTTCGAGTTCATAAAAATAAATCGTATATCTATTTCAGGATGCTGTTTCTTTATATATAAATGTTTTACCCTGTCTGATGTCGTTAAATGACCCTTTGTTTCTATGTAAAAATCATAATCTTCTAAATAAAAATCGGGGCAATAAGTTTTAGGATCTACAATATATTCAATTTTATCTTTTTCATATAAAAATTTAATGTTATTATTGTGTAAATAAGCAGCAAATTCTAGTTCAAAGTTGCTCCTAAAGCCATGTTTCTTTTTGATCATTATAAAAACCTTTCGGTGAGTATTTTTCTTTTACCCTCTGTAAAATTTCAAATATATAATCTACAGTTTTAGGAGCGTACTTTTCCATAGCATTAATTTCATTAAAGATTTCCATTTCGTACAAAACAACCAAACCGTTATTATTAAGATGCTCCTTTATAAATTCAATATCTTGATCTATTTTCTCAATATTTTCTTGATAAGTTTTATCAGTCCAATATGCATCTTCTTCTTCTGAAGGGGCGTGCTTAACTCTTAAACCTACAACATTATTTTGATTAAAAAAGAAAATACCCTTGTCTGTAGCAGGTACAACAAACATAGTTGTTAAATTTATTATAACATCTCTTTTAGAGAAATCTACTAAACTTATTATGGGCATGGCTCTAATTCTCTGTTAACCAGCTTGGTGTACCACACAAAGGGTCTTCTATAATTACTTCCTGCTACTTTCTTATGTAAAATAGCTTTAGGCCAGCAGTGTTTTTTATAACCACACATAGAACAAGTAGGGTGCATCAACCTGTTGCCCGTTTCTATTTCAATTCCCTTTTTTCCTTTTTCTTTGTGTAATTCTATTTTATCTGGAAATTTTCTAAACTTAGTATTTTTATCTTCTAGCATAGATATTTTCATACTAACAGAATCAATAACTTCTTTCTTATCTTCTTCTATATCATCTGGTACTGCACATACAGCCCATTCTCCAGTTGATTTATTGATAGCTATCCATCCGCCAAACTTATCCCCATCAGCGTGCTCGTACATCAACCCTTGTGCTATGTAACCAAAAGGATCGTCTTGTTTTAAAGCAGAATACCCTCCGAACTCACCGAATTTTCTATCGAAAGAATAAGGACTTGCAGATTTTACATCCCATATCTTTTTAGTATTTGTTAAATCTTTTATTTTTAAATCCATAGAACCAGAAATAGTTTTACCCGCGACTTCTACTGATACTCTTTTTTGTTCATCAGAGACTTCTACACCAGCCCCCTTTAAAATAGCGATAGCTACTGCCTCTATTAAATTACCAAATATAAATCTCATAATGGTAGTGTAATCTAATTCTTCTTCTATCCCCTGTTTACCAAGCTGTTGTTGACACAGGGGCTTGCCCACGCCTGACATGCGTAAACGCCATTCTTGCTTGGTAAATTGTTTTTCAAGGGAATCTCCACAGGACTTCTTGAACTCGCGAAGAATAGCCGGGGAGAGTTTGGCTTCTCCCCGACTTATCTTAGACAAATAGTCCTTAACTAGATCAAGAGTTATGTCCATTAAGCAGACAAGTCTAGTGTATCTAGAAGTTCAACACCTTCATCATCCATCTTCTTAGCTTCGCGGTGCTTTTCTATAATATCAGAATTATGGTTCATAATCTCTCCTACAAAGGATTCTAAAAGATTGCGATCCTTCTTGGAAAAATCTTTTGTTTCTATTGTAGTAGCCCTGGAAATCCAGAATTGATTACCGCCCCTCTTCTGCTTGATAGTTTCTAGCTTACCAACAGTAGTTGCATAGAGCTTCTTTTCCTTGTCGATAGATTTAAACCAATCTGATATTGGAATGAAACTAGCCCCTTTTACATACCAAACAGTAGGAATATTTTCCAAGGTATAATCTTCCTTGGTAGCGTTCTTGCCTTCGATAGTAGCCAAGCCATAGATAACTTGTACGCACTTGATATTTTTCTGTTGGATTAGAATAGCAGAATCATTTGGAAGTGCATTTTGCTCTTCCTTGCTCAATCGCCCGCACTTTTCACCACCATTCGTGTCATGGAAAGGCTCTCCCATGCTCTTACACTGGACAGTGCGACAACTAAATTGACTCTGTTCATTGTCCCATACGTTATACATGTACGTACGAACAAACGGCCTGAATTTTACATGTTTAGCAAAGACAGTGTTTCTGCTTTCAGGATCGTACAGACGGTATTGGCCTC